TCAAGCCCCGGCTGCACAAGGCGCTCTACTCGGCCTACTACGAGATGCGCGAGCGCAATGGTGGATACATCCCCGGCGATGAGCCAGTGGGTGAGATCGAGCCCCTCGAACCAGAAGAGGGCTAGGAGTGGGAGGACGCCGGGTTAGTGTCCGGCCAGTCCAAGGGGTGATAGCCCTTGCTGTAGCTCAGAGTCAGGAGCACCCACACAGAACATTGGGTTGAGCGGGGAGTGTGGCACCGACCGCAGTGCCGTTTTCGGACACTCCCTGCTCCCCAATGTGACACAAAGCGTACCTAATCGACCACCTCGGTGCAGTAACAGGGGTGAAGGACTCTCTGTGCCGTGCGAAGGCGGGAGGGTGTGGCTGTCCCAGCTGTGATGGGGAGCCGCCAACCGAAAGGGCTGTGTCGGATTTCGCGGATCCGATAGGCTAGAGTCATTGGGCCTGGACAGGATGAGGTGCTTTGCCGGTAGGAGCTTGCTCCGAAAGCGGGGCGCGGTAGTCCGCTACGTCAGGGAGGATGACTGCGAGTAGGGGGTGCGGCCGACTGGAGCGGTGTCGGGACTCAGAGATTGGCCCGTTGGCCCGGTTCGCCGGAGCGGGTGCTGCGCTCAAGCGTTGGCTCAATCGGTGGAGGGCGTCCCTGGTACACAGCCCCCGCGTCGCTAGGGTTAGCTGTTCATACCTTGTCTGAAGGGCTGAGAAGGACTCGCCGTGGCAAGGGACTAAGCCGGACGGCGTAAGCTGAATGGGGGCGTCCCGCGCTGCACAGAGGACTTGGAGGCCGTAGGGCTTGGAACGGGGCGGCTGGCCCCCGCTGACGCGGGGTTGTGTGCTTTCTCTGGGAGGTCGTCTAATGGCAGGATGCTCCGCTCTGGACGGAGTGACGTGGGTTCGACCCCTACTCTCCCAATCACTTGCTCCACTTGCGGCGATGAGCCGCCGACAGCGTGTCGGTTGAAGCCCGGCAACCATTGCCTGGTAGTTCAGCGGTAGAACGCCGCCCTGTTAAGGCGGATGTCGCTGGTTCGAACCCAGCCTGGGCAGTATGTTCAACAGCAACGTGGCACCCAAGGTTCGGAAGCAGGAGCGGGACGACAAGACGTGGACGTGCCAGTCCTGCGGCACAGAAAACAATCCCTGGTGGAAGCAGTGCTTCAACTGTGGCAAACGAAAAGGAGGCTGATATGCAGCTAGGTGCAGTACCCCAGCAGCGGGTCACAGCCAAGACGGTTGCCACAGGCGTGACCGACACCACGGACATCGACTGCGCCGGTGCAGACCGTCTTACAGTGGTCTGGCGCCTCAAGGCGACCGTCACTGTGGGTGACCTGACTGTCAACCTCGTGCGGCCCTACGCCGCCGACGGCACGACCCTGCTCAACGTTGTTCTCCCAGCTGCTTCGGCCACGGCCGCTGCGGTCGGGGGCTCGGACGTGTGGGCCGTGTCCACGTACGATCTGCGCGGATTCCAGAAGGTGCGTCTCGAAGCGAAGAACAACAACGCCGGGACGCTTTCCCTTGACATCCACACCTTCACCAGCTGAGGAGGCGCCATGAGTAACCTTCGTTTCGTGGACGACCCCAACGGCGGTGGAGCAGGTCTGGCCGGGGGCAGTCTGACGCTCGCTCGCGCGACAGTCGCGTATGGCACGTCCATGACTCCCGATTCCTCGCAGGCCAACACACTGGTCATCACGGCCACGGACGGCGTGGCGTTCACCATCAACGCCCCGACCAACCCGGCCACAGGCAAGCAGATCACTTTTATGATCCGCAATGCCACAGGCGGCGCTCTCGGAGCAGCTACCTGGAACGCGATCTTCAAGATGGCTGCCTGGACGCAGCCTGGTACGGCTACGAGCCGTTCCATCACCTTCGTCTACGACGGCACCAACTGGGTGGAGATCAGCCGCACACCGGCCGACGTAGCCAACTGATCGGAGCGCCATGACGGCGACAGTGACACGAGACGATCCGCAACTCTCCCCGGAGCAGTTGCTGCAGCGTCTTCTACCCTTCGCCACAAAGATTGCCTTCTTCAGGCAGCAGGGCTACCAGCCCCACTACTACCAGATGCTCTTCCACACAGCCACCAACCCTGAGACAGGGCGGCTCGCGCGGTTCCGTTCACTGGCGGCCGGGCGGCGTGGAGGGAAGACCATCTCGGCAGCTGAAGAGGTGGCGTACTACATGGAGTTTCCTTCCGAGTTCCACATGCACGTGCATGGCAAGGAATCGGATCGCTCACTTCACGTCTACGCGCTAACAGAGAACTACAAGCGGTTGCTCCCTGCATACCGCGCCTTCAAGGACGCGCTCATCAAGCACGGCCTCGTCTTCGGGCGAGACGTGAAAGAGCGCATCGCGGACAAGACTTTCGAGTTTGCCAATGGCAGCTTGATCGAGTTCCGGTCGGCGGACGAGCCGGATTCTCTCCGCGGCGCGGGCCTTGACATCCTCTGGATGGACGAGGCGGCTTTCATCCGCAACGACGCGGCGTACCGTGTGGTACGACCCGCACTGGCCGACAAGCAGGGCATCGTCATCAACACGACGACGCCTGACCGGCAGAACTGGTTCTACGAGCGGTTCTGGAAGGGAAAGGCACTCACCAACCCGGCGCACTTCCGTGTGTCGTACTGGAGCCTCGACAATCCCTGGTTCCCGGTGGAAGAGTGGGAGGCGGAAAAAGAAGACACGCACCCCATGATCTTCGCCCAGGAGTACATGGCCTCCTTCGATGCCATGCAGGGACGGGCCCTGTCGCCGGACTGGCTGCACTACTACGACGAAGAGACGATGCCGACCGGCCTAGAGAAGTACATCGGGGTCGATCCAGCCATCAGCCAGAACGAAGACGCCGACCGCTTCGCCATCACTTGCATCGGGGTGGATCCTGTCACCAGGATCGCGTACATCATCGAGCAGTGGGCGGGGCATCTACCCTTCCCCGACCAGGTGGATCTCATCGACGAGTGGTGGGGACGCTACCAGCCGGAGGGAATTGGGGTCGAGTCTGTCGCCTACCAGGCGGCGCTGGCCCAGCAGATCGTCCGGCTCGACGAGTTCACGCCGATCCAGGACATCCCGGCCAAGGGAAAGAAGCACGAGAGGATCCTCGGCATGTCGCCCCTGTTCAAGAAGGCGCGCATCCTGCTGAGGAAGGCCCACGTGGACTTCATCACCGAGTGGATCGGATACGATCCCAAAGACAAGGCTCCGGCGGACGACTGCCTGGACTCTGTAGAGATCGCACTGAGAACTGCCGGGATCCTGCTGACCCCGGAACAGCCGGTCGAGGAGATACTGAGCGAGGCGCTCATTCGTACCCTGACCAGTCAGCAAGCAATGGACGCCCGCTACGAGCGCATGCGCAAGACTCGTGGCGGGGGATCCCCTGAGCAATGGGCCGAGTTCGACTCGGCCATCTGAAGGAGCACCATGAGTGTCAAGAGATTGCACGAGGGCTTCGGCATTGGCGAGGACAGCTGCATCAGCGGCCGTCATCCGATGACTGAAGCAGACCTGGCTGCTGGACAGCAGGGGGTCTACCTCGCACGCAACCCGGAGAGCCCCAGCAAGGGCCTCTACGTCACGTTCTGGGAGGCAGACGACATCGCCCAGGCCATCGGCTACCCCGGCATCGGGGTGTACGAGGAGCAGAAGAAGCTCATCGACGACCAGGCCCAGCGCATCGCGGCACTGGAAGACCAGTTGAACAACGAGATCAATTCTCTTCAACTTCTGGCCTTTATGAAGGAAGTCCGCAAAGGAAACAAGGAGGTGCTTGGTGCTCTCGAAGCAACTCTTGCGGCAGTTCGAAGCCGCGTCGTCAGCAAATGACCGTGCGCTAGACGCTAACGAGAAGTCTCTTGACCTTCTGGAGAAGCAGCTGGCTCGTGAAGCGGAACGCAATGAGTGGATGCAGCGCAAGGTTTCTTCTCTCGAAGAGCTTGTGCGGGATCTCGCTAAGGTAGAGCACAACAACGTGCAGGTGCTGAAAGCCTTCATCCACGCAGGAGACAAGAGAATCCTCGAGATTCTGGAGCTTCTGGAGAAGCAGATCGAGAACGTCGCTCAGGTCGCAGGGGTTCCCCGCGGCACTGTTCCGACTGTCGAAGAGCTTCTCGCTGAGGCACGTGCAGACCCGGCCCGTCGCGCGGCACTCGAATCCTTCATGCAGGAGGCCGAGTTTGCCGACACAGAGATCAACTACCACTAACCGAAGGGAGGTGTTCGAGTGAGTGAGCCCATTCGGAGCATCAAGAACTTGGACACCCCCGCTCTCCTGTGGCAGCTGCGGAAGGACATCAAGGACTCCCGTGCCCGCCTGGAGATCATGTGGAAGCTGGGCATCGCCTTCTACCGAGGGCGCCAGTACACGTACTACTCTTCCTCACTGAAGAGGATCACGCAGCTTCCCACGGATGACGTGAAGAACAGGGCGCGCACCCGCGTCGTGTCGAACCAGATCAAGCCGAACTGCAACAAGCTCATCTCCAAGTTGATGAAGAATAAGGCGCAGTTCACTGCCTCCGCGGGGAACGCGGATGCGAAGTCGCAGAAGGCGGCTCGGCTCGGGGAGAGCGCCAGCGAATACTGGTGGACTGCCTTCGATCTCAGTCGCAAGGAGAGGCAAGCCCTTACGTGGGCACGTGTGTGCGGCCAGGGATACTGGTTCCTGACATGGGATCAGTACGCAGGCAAGCCCTGGAGCTACATGTGCGAGCCGGAGACGGGCAAGCCCATCCCGAACCACATCGCACCCGACTTCCACAAAGAACTGACGGCCTCGGGCATTGACCCGCAGGCCTATACGAAGACCGCTTACCTCGGAGACATCTCTGTACAGGTCGTCAGCCCGATCAACACGTGGCTGGACAACTCTGTGGAGCAGTTCGAGGACTGCCGGTTCTTCGGTCTGGATCTTCACCTGTCCCCCGAAGAGGTCGAAACTCGCTGGGGTGTCAAGCTTGAAGCCGACTCGGTGCTCACCGACGCGGATCTCGGAGCGCAGACCAACGACCTGGACACAGCCAAGAAGTCTGTGTGCCTCGTCATCGGGCTGTTCATCCGTCCGTGCCCGTCGATGCCGACCGGCCGCGTTGTCTACTTCACCAAGGATAGGATCCTGGAAGACAACAAGGCCTGGCCGTTCCCCTTCGATCACCTCCCGCTCATCAAGTTCGGCTCGACGCCGATCCCCAACTCCCCGTACGACTCGGGCGAGGTGGAGGACGCGATCCCGCTGAACAAGGAATTGAACAAGACGCTCTCACAGATCCTGACACACAGGGATCTGACGATCAACCCGAAGTGGAAGATCCCGCGCAACTCCGTTCAGGCGTTCAACGCCTCCGACGAGGCGATTCACTACACGCCCGTCAACGGACAGACGCCGGAGATGATGACACACCCGAACATGCCCGCGTACATGGGCGAGATCCTGGCCGACATCAATGGCCGGATCAAGGCGTGCTTCGGGCTCGGGGACGTGAACACCAACCAGGCGGGCCAGCCGGGGCTGGAGTCGGGCATTGCGCTCGACCTGGCTCAGGAAGAGTCCGACGAGGTGATCGCACCGATCATCGAAGACAACGAAATCAGCAAGGGCAAGGCACTACAGATGTGCCTCGACTTTGCTCAGCAGAGGTACACGACCGAGAGGTTGCTGGAGATCACCGGCGAGAATGGCATGCCACAGATCATTGCCTTCAAGGGGCAAGATGTGAAGGGCGTGTCGGTCAAGTGCGAGGCCTCCTCTTCCATGCCACGCTCCAAGGCCGGTCGTATGGCTCGCGTCTTTATGATGCTGAACAGCGGCCTCATTGACAAGGACGAAGCCTACAAGTACCTCGACAACCCCGATCTCAAGGGGTGGAAGCAGAGGCGCATGCTCGACGCCGACATGGCGGATCGAGAGCATCAGCGGATCCTGCAAGGGATTCCGCTCAACCCCGTCGCGCTCCAGGAGGCGATGGGCCAGGTCAAGACCGGGGTTAACCCGCAGACGCAGCAGCCCTTCACGGGGCCCCAGGACGTTCAGGCGTTCCTGTTGCAGGCGATGCTGGCACCCACGGACTACGAGGACTGGCAGGCGCACTACAACTTCCATACCGAGTACATGAAAACCGTGGAGTTCGAGAACCTCGACCCACAGGTGCAGCACGAGTTCATTCAGCACACCCAGCAGACGCTGCAGAAGATCATCGACATGGCACAGGCTTCGAAGGAGCGGTCTGGCAATGTCAAGGTCAACATGACGGCGCACGAGGTGCTCCCGCCGACCGCGGTGGCAGCAGTGCTGAAGGAAGCCGGAGTCCAGGATGTCGATGCCGAAGTTCTCAAGACAGAGGCGCCGATGGACTCTCTCGTCATCGAGAACGTCACACCCCCGGCGGACACAGCGACCGGGACTAAGCCGAAGCCCACATCGCAGAAGTCACAGCGGAGGGCAGGAGGAGTCTGATGGCTCGCACAGCGCCGACTCCCACCCGGCGACAGCACACTGATCTCGACCGGTGG